GTTCTTGAGGTGGTAGTTCTGCTGCGCCTTGTTCTGGAGTAGGACCTCCTACTGGAGCAGAAGCGGGAGCAGGGGACGTTTGCTCAACCTGAGATTGTGCGCCAGCAGGAGGAACTTGTTGCGCTTGCGGCGCGAATATCTCTTCGATTGCGTCTTCTATTGCTTGTCCCTTTTGTCTTGACTTAATGACTTCAGCAATCTTTCTAACAATGTCAGAAGGATCCTGGCCACCAGCGGCCATCTGTGGAATGGCTTGTGTATATGCTTGAAGTGAACCGATAAGAGCATTACGCATATCTTCAATTTCAATCTTCTCTTGCTCTTGCGTAACATTAACATTAAATGGTAACTCTCTCATTGCCATATCCTTGGAGATTAACTTGCCTCCAAGAGCCTGTAACATAAATATAAGTCCTTGTGCTGGATTAAGACCAGCAAGCATTCCGTAACGAACATCAGCAGAGTAATCTTTCTTGATGTCTTTACTTGGCTTGTATTCTAGCGCATATGGTGAACCAGCATCTACACCGCGAATTGTCTTAGTTTCATCAAAGAACATCTCATCAACTTCAAAGCAAAGACTAATAACATCACGAAGTGCTGTAGCAAAGATTGCTTGTGCTGATTTAACCTGGGTATCAAAGGCTCCCATAAGAGCCTGTACACCTTGGCCAGTAACAATGGAAGCGTCGATGTTACCAGTACGTCCCTCTGGATAACGAGCACCGACGCGTAACTCTTGATTTAATAATTGTTGTTCAGTGAACGCACCTTGTGGTAGAGTAAGTTCTACACGGCGAACACCTGCTGGGTTAGATGTACGAATAACTGCATCGCCACCAAGTTGTAACTCTTGTACATCTTGTGGAAGTACAATAGGAGCCTGTACAGATTTCTCTGCAGCCTCCATAGCCAACATAGCAAAACGATTGCGAAGTAATTGAATTCCTAATACATCATCAAACTGCCCACGCATCTCACCATCAATAGATGGACGCTTAGCAACAACAACCATCATCTTGCCTAGTGGGTTGCGTGCTTGAGATAAAACTAAATTCTGTCTTGCTGGTATATAGACAACAGACTGATCTTTGTCATAGTAGCGGATAATTTCAATCAAGTTATTAACATCTTGTTTGAATCCAGATGGGCCAAGTAATTGACCTTCATATTCTGGGAATTGTGCTACAAGTTCACCAAGTGTAAGTGAGTATCTTTTTGCAAATGCAATGCATCGTCCATAGCGATCAAATTCAGGATAAGCCATCCTTGGGTTCTCTAGGCGAATGCGAGGCAGTTTTGCTTCCTGATCCAATTCAATTACGAATGGTAGGAATCCATATGTTATGTAGTGGTCCGCACCCGTGTACATAGAAACTTGTAAGTCGGAATTATTAAAATAGTTAGAAGCAATACGGGTACGATTATCAGCAAACCTACGAGCACGATCATTGACCTGATTAGCGGATGAGCAGTTAACCGCTGGAAGTGGTGCCATAACCTCTGAAAGGTCTCTGGCAACGATATCAATAAAATTTGCCACGACATTTGTATCTACACCTTCTGGAAAGAAGTCAGGATAAACCTCAGAAATTCTACCTTGACGTACAGTAAGAACATCGCCTGCTCTGGCATCGCGCTCAGAAGCACGGTACTGGAGTGATTGGACTCTTGCTGCAATCTGGTCTATTGATAATGCCATTGTATCCTATCCAAAGGTTTCTTGCCATTGCTCTGCAAAGGCGTCGTCTAAATTGATTCCGTATCTTTTATCTTTTTGCGCTCTAGTTGCCCAACGATTGTTAGCAAACTTAGTAGCATATGATGATTGCTGCATAAGTTCACGGACTTTGATAACGGCAAACCATAGTGCCATTACGGTATCTGTTGGGTTTTTAGTATCAGGTTTCCAAGTAATCAATTGCTGTACTAAGGACTTCAAGCCCTCAGAGCCTTCATTAGAAGGAAGTTCAATTAGGTTATTATCTTGGAAACGAGAATCTCTTGTTGTCCCAAATAGCGAAGCCATAGAGGCTACACCAAATCCTGTATCCCATTTGTTCTTACCTGTGAAGTGAGAGTTTAGGGTACAGCCATACTGAGCCAACCAGTTGCGTAAATCATCATCTAAGGCGTAAGCCTTCTGGTGGGCGTTAATTTCTATTCGGATCTCCTGGGGTTTGTATTTGATAACCCATTCTTCTATGAGATCTCTAATTCTTTGTGGGGTAGTATCTGTCATATTAACGCAGTCTAATACATAGATCTTACCATCAGAGCGGTTGTAGGTAACTACTACTGCTCCTGTTGCTCCTGCCATAGCGGGGTCGAGGCCGATAACGGTATAAGAGCCATCAATATGTTTTGGATGGCCTGGGACTCCAGCCTTGAGTGGGCCTCTCTTTCGCATTCCATTGACGCATCCAGCGACAACAGTTGGCGAGAAGATCGAGTCTTCCATAACATCTTCTTGCTGGTAGACCAGCGCCCATACTGAGGGAGCGACTTCAGACCTTCTAGTAAATAACGAGGGTCCATCCCACTTTGTATATAATCCTTTTTCATCTGGCTCATCTTGTTCCCCCTCAGGCCTATCAGTCTTGGGCCATAGGGTTTTCCAATTGGCAGGCTTCTCATCAAATTCTAATACTGCTGGTTGACTAAAGTAAGTGAATGGAGATTTACCACCAGTCCATTGACTAGGATCTCGCATCATCTTATAAAGATCAATAGGTGCGACACGGGTTCCTACAATAAGTAGTTTTCCGTGTCGACCCAAACGGGTGATGACTTCTTTTTGAAGCCATTCAATTTGCTTCTCCCACTCGTGGGCATTTGCATTCATCACCACATCGTCAAGGATAATCAGATCGGCGCGAGCACCGTAAATCTGAGATCCAAAGCCTAATGCTTGTACAGTTGGGTCTTTCTCGCCAGAGTCTCTACCAGTACCTAGATAGATCATATCAGCAGACCAAGTGTTAGAGTCTGCTTTGTATCCACCCTGCGGGCCGAAGGCCACTTGCAGTTTAGTCCAGTTAGGATGACTAAGTCTAGTCTTGATGGCTGAAAGGAACTTTCGGGCCATACCCTGGGTTTTTGAAACTATAATGATTCTAACGTTAGGATCTACAGCAAGACGGTAGGTAACGTAGTTGATTGTGATAACGGTTGACTTGGCGTGTTCAGGGGGTACGTTGATAAGTACGCGATTAGAAGCACCTGGCTCGTAAGTCATAGATGGGTGTAGGAACCTTGGCTCCCTGCCCTCTACCAGATCCACCCAGTCGAGGTGGTGGTCAAAAAGTGAGGTATCTAGAAACTCCTGAGAGAAATCCTCGAAGGCAATGTTCTTAAGTTCAGCAAGGTCAGTCTTGATACCCTTGGAATCTAGCCTAGCCTTGTCAGCCTGTTCTTTGAAACTTGGCTCGGTAAGGGTCCATTGGCGGAAAGCGGCCTCAGATCGGCCAACCGACTCCATAGCCATCTTGATGGTTTGACCCTGTTTAAGTTGGGTGAGAACCCTGAACTGGGCCTCTTCCTTGGTAAGGTTCTGCTTTGCCATTTAACGCCCCTAAGACTAATCTAACGGTAGCCGTCTAACGGCATAGTATACCCACTGTATTTATATTTTTTTGAAACCCTACTATATAGAGTTGGCGGAATAAAAGGGAGCCAACTCCCTATATATGGAATTACTATTACATATATAGATAACCTGTGAATAACTGAAAAACGCACAACTTAGGGTGATATATCTTTATAATGTCCGTTTTGTATATATATTAGGCCACCTAACATAAAGTTATTACCTAAGACATATATATATTACCGAGCGAAAATTAAAGAAGTCTGGGTCAAACATTTATCGATTTATCGACTTATCGACTTACTGCCTAGTAGTATTTACCTGAGAACTACCTGAGAACCACCTGAGCAACGAGGTCGGGCGTGTTTAATAATCCAAATATGCGAACACCTGTTCGAACTATCTGCCCAGAGAGATCTGGAAGGGGGGGGAAGGTAATCGAACAGATGTTCGAATACTGGCAGGGCACACTTTCCAGAATAAAGCAAACCGACACACCGACAACCCGAAAGAGTTCACCTGTTGTTCATCTTGGGGGGTAAATGGTGTGAGCCATATCACAAAAATAATTCTAAAATGTCCATTTTGTCCGTTGTGTATTCGGTGAACCTATGAGAAAATTCTCTTATCGGTTGGAACGGATCTCCGATCTAGATAAAGTTCGACTAGGCAACTAGTTAAGAACCTAGCAAAACTAGATTAGAACGTAGCCCTTCACCGAAAGAGTTCGAACCCTAGAGGGTTCTTGTAGTTCTGGTTCTTGGCTTAGTTGTCTAAGCCTACCAGATAGAACCCCGCACCTAGTAGATCTCGTTAATCACTCGATAAATTGTAAGACACCCCTAGCGAGTTCGACCTTGTAAGTCGGATAAGTAAGGGTGAAGGGTAGGCGGGGTTCACCCCCCGCTTATCCACTCGTTCCCCAACTTAGAGAGAGGATAAAGATATGGCAGGTTCGATTATGGTAGCCCCAAGAGGGGTGCTAAAGAACCGAAAGATGAACACCAAGCAGACACCATCACCCATCACCATCACCAAGAGTAATGGTGAAGTGATAGTGATAGACCCTGCTAGCAAGGTCGTAAGACCTAAGCGCAAGACCAAGACCAAGCGATCAAGTCGCAAGGTGATACCACTAACCCAGAGGGTTAGCGAGCAAGATATCCACGCAATAGCCCTACAAGAACGAATAGATAAGTTCGTAAGGGATAACCAAGTTAAGGCGTTGCCTTACCTATAATTACTGGACTATCTGGCAGGGTTATTCCTTCCCCCTGCTAGGTGGTCTAGCCATTAGAGGCTAGAACTAAACAAGGAGATGATTATATGGCTAAGCAATTTAAGTTAAATGCTTATACCCCAGACGGCTATCTGATAGCCAACTGTTCCGACCATCTATCGGCAGGGTTGCTAATGTCCTTATATGGTGATGGCTCGACCATTA